TGTTGGCTTCGTTCCTTCCGCAACCATCAACGCCAACGGTTCCGAGCGTGCGGCGAAAGGCGACGTTGTTCGCGCATCGTTCACCCGCGAAGCATCCGCTGTGGACGTGTCCGAGAGCATGACGATTCCTGAGGGAACCGATCAGACTGTCGATAACAAGACGCTGACCATCAACAATGCTCGCGCTGTGCAGATTCCGTACACCGGTGAGGACATCCTCAGCCTTAACAACGGCATCGGCTTCGAGACCGTTTACGGCGATCAGATCAAGCAGGCCATGCGCTCGCTGGTCAACGAAATGGAAACCGATCTGGCAACTGAGGCATACACCAACGCCTCACGCGCTTTCGGCACCGCTGGCCAGACTCCGTTCGGCTCGGACTTCTCCGAGATGGCCGAGGTTCGCCAGATTCTTGTTGACAACGGCATGCCGCCAAACGACGGCCAGGCTTCGTTGGTCTGCAACACTGTTGCTGGCACTAACCTGCGCCAGCTGGCTCAGCTTCAGAAAGCCAATGAGGCCGGTGGCACCGACCTGCTTCGTCAGGGTACGCTGCTCGACCTTCAGGGCTTGATGATCAAGGAGTCGGCTCAGGTTCAGGCGCACACCGCTGGAACCGGCACCAACTTCGACACCAACTTGGGTTCACCGCTTGCTGTTGGCGCGACTTCGATCGACGTTGACACCGGCAGCGGCACGATCCTGGCTGGTGACGTGGTGACCTTCGCTGGCGACAGCAACAAGTACGTGGTTGGTACTGCACTCAGCGGCGGCACCTTTGCGATTAACCCGACTGGTCTGCGCGAGACGCTGGCCGACGGCGTTGATGTGACGGTCGGCAACAGCTACACCGCCAACGTGGCTTTCCATCGGGCAGCCCTTGAGATCGCCATGCGCGCTCCTGCGGTTCCTGAAGGTGGCGACAGCGCCGACGATGCAATGACGGTTGTTGATCCGTACTCCGGCCTGACCTTCGAGGTTCGCGTCTACAAGGGTTATCGCAAGACGATGATCGAAGTAGCCGCCTCTTGGGGCGTCAAGGCTTGGAAGCCGGACTACATCGCTCTGCTTCTCGGCTGATGAATTGGGGGCGGCTTCGGTCGCCCCCTTTCTCCTACTGGGAAATTAAAATGGCTTACACGAAAAAAACCACCAGCAAGACCAAAGCGACCAAGTCAGCGCCTGCGCCAAAGCAGACGACCGTCAAGATGTATTGTCAGGAAAAAGACTTACATGCTGACGTTCACCCGCTTGAGGTGGAAAACTACCGCAAGGGCGGCTTTCAAGAGGTCAAATAATGGCGCTTGTTATTGAGGATGGCTCAGTCGTAGCCAATGCAAATTCCTACATCACAGTCGCCGAGTTCAAAGACTGGGCAGATGCGCGTGGGATTACCTACGGCACCGATCAGGCGGTTGAACAAGCCATCCTCCGTGCGATGGATTGGTTTGAGCGGCAGTTCTTTATCGGCAATAAGGCCAATGAAAACCAGCCGCTCCAATGGCCGCGCACAGAAGCGTTAATCGATGGTTACTATGCGGACGCCACGGAGATACCTAAAGAGGTCACCACGGCGCTGTATGAGGCCACAAAGGTTGAACAACGAAGATCGGCGCACGATCCGCGAGCAGGTCGGTGACATCTCGGTCGAGTACGCATCCAACAGCAATAACCGGGTGACGACTCCGGCGCTGACTTTCGCCATGAATCGCATCGCCGCTCCGGCCGGAATGGTGTCGAGGGTATAAAATGGCGTTCAACTATGACCGCATGCAAGCGGCGGCTGGACAACTGCTTCAGCGTTTTGGGCAGCAGTTGACGTTTACGCGTACCACGCAGGGCGCATACGATCCGAACACCGGGCAGCCGAGCACTTCGACGTCGACGTTTGAGAAGTATTGCTGCGTGTTTGATTACACCGATCAGGAGCGTGCCGACCAGACGATACAAGAAGGAGATCGTCGTGTGCTGGCAGAGGCTGGTGATTATGAGGTTGGCGACAAGGTATCGATCGACAGCGAGACTTATCGCGTTGTCCGCGTGTCAGAATCAAGCCCGTCGTCAACGATCGTGTCGGTTACTTTGCAGGTGCGCAAGTGAGTTTGGGAAAGCAGCTAGAGCGAGCGACGCTAAACCTGAAGGGCTTTGCCGAGGAGCAGGTGAAAGGCACGCTTTATTCATTGACTGCACGCGTGATCAAGGAAACGCCGGTCGATACCGGGCGGCTGCGTAACAACTGGCAGTCAAGCATTGGCGCTCCGTTGCGCGGCGAGCTGTCGGGCGTTGATGCAACAGGCGCTGGTGCAATTCGACGGGCCGCAGCCACCATTAACAAGATGGATATGGGTGATACGTTTTACATGACCAACAACCTGCCGTATGCCGCTCGGATTGAATACGAGGGATGGTCGCCACAGGCTCCGGCGGGCATGCTTCGGGTTAATGTTGAGCGCGTTCGTGCGGCGATTGCGAGGCGGTAATGGCGACGTATTTCAACGATATTCAGGCAGCCTTTGATAACCGGTTAGTCACGTTGCCCGGCGGTTACGATATTGCGTGGCCGAACGTGCCGTATGAGCCGCAAAGTGGAACGACATACCTGCGGCCGCAGTTCTTACCCGCTGACACAGTGCAGGTCGGACTCGGCGCTGACGGCTTGGATGACACGACTGGGATTTACCAGGTTGATGTGGTGTATCCGGCCGAGACCGGCCGGTCGCAGATTCCCGATGCCGTTGCTGACCATTTCAGCCGCGGCACGGTTCTGTCCTATAATGGGACAAACGTGCGGATTCGCTCGGTATCGATCGCTTCCGCTTTACGGGATGGGGCATTTTACTTCGTGCCTGTCTCGATCGCATTCCAGACATATACAGACGCGAGGTAACAGACAATGGCAATCGCAAACGGCGCACAGCATCAGCTGCACTATGTAGCCGAAAACACTTACGGCACCACCCCGTCAACCCCGACGTGGACGCCTATCCCGCACACGGGCACAACGCTGAACATGAGCAAGGACGCCGTGGAATCAGAGAAGCTGCGAGGCGATCGGCAGATTGAGGACTTCCGCCACGGCAACAAGACCATCGGCGGCGACATTTCCTGCGAGCTGGAATATCAGGCCTTCGATGATCTGCTTGAAGCAGTCATGTGCGGCACTTGGGACACTAACGTGTTGAAGTCTGGCACCACACGCCGGTCATTCACGATTGAGCGTGAGTTCGGTGACTTGGCGACGCCTGAGTATCATCGTCACACCGGCTGTGAGTTCAACAGCATGGCCGTATCGGTTGCGCCTAATCAGATGGCCACCGCTACGTTCACCATTGTTGGCAAAGACCTGTCGGTTGACACCAGCGAGGTTGCTGGCGCGACGTATGCAGCCGATGCGGGCAACACCCCATTTGATTCGTTCACCGGGTCAATTACCGAGGGCGGCTCGGCGATTGCTACCGTCACCGCGATTGAGTTCACGATCGAAAACGGCATTGAGCCGCTGTTCAGCGTTGGCTCGGATACGACCAACCGGCCGTCCATCGGTAAGAGCCGCGTGACCGGATCGCTCACGACTTACTTCGACAGCAAGACGCTGTATGAGAAGTTCCTGAACGAAACCGAGTCGGAGATTGTGCTGACGCTGACCGATGTGGATGGCAACGATTACCAGTTCGACATCCCGCGCGTTAAGTACAACACCGGCCAGCCGGACGTGTCAGGCGAAGGCGCTGTGACGATCTCCATGGACTTTGTGGCGCTGTATAACGACGCTGACGGATCGCAGCTGGTGATTACGCGCACTGACGCTGCTTAATAGGCAAACGGGGGATATATGGAACTGGAGAAGCTATCGACTGCGCCCAGCCATGAGGCGGGCGCAGAGTGCCGTATCAAAGCCAACGGCAAGAACACGGACGTCTATATCACGATCCAAGGCCAGGATTCGAAAGCATATCGCAAAGCGAAGAAGCGGCAGATGCGTGAGTTCATTGAGGCCCGCAAGAATGAGATCGACATGGACGATGTTGATACAGACCGCATGGATGTGGAGTTGTTGGCTGATTGCACGATTGGCTGGCGCGGCATCACGGTTGGTGGCGAGGAGTATGAGTTCAGTCGCGATAACGCGATTCAGCTGTACACGGATGCGCCAGAGGTTACTTATCAGCTTCTACAGTTCATCGAAGATCGGGGAAATTTTACCAACGGCTGATCGATGACTTCGTCACCTTTGGGCGTTGGTGCTTTTGGATCAACGATTACCCGGACGGGTCAAAGGTCAGCCGATTGGATACGCTAAGGCAGGTTGAGAAGTCTACGGGCAAGACGCCTGCCGAATTGCAGAATGCGCCGACACTTTCGGGCGATCATTCGGATGCGTGGGAAGCGTTCACCAATCTCAAGGAGTATACTTATTCCGAGATTGAGGCGTATATGCGAGTGACTGGCTACCAACTTGATCCGTGGGAAGTTGACGCCATTATGCAACTCGCCAAATACAAGGACGCGAAACCGGTATGGCCACTGAATACGCAACACTGACATTCATAGCAGAGACTGACTCGCTAGTTCGGGCCGAAAAGCGTCTCAATTCGGTTGCTAGAACTGGCGCGCGCACGCAAAAAGCAGTTACTAACGTATCCACGTCCGCGGCGGCAGCAGGTCGCAGCTTCGGCGGCATGGGCCGCAATGCTGGCCAAGCCGGCATCCAGATCCAGCAGTTGGTCGGGCAGGTTCAGGCTGGCACCAATCCGATGGTGGCTTTATCCCAACAGGCCACTGACTTGGGCTTCGTTCTCGGTGCGCCAATGATCGGTGCTGTGACCGGCTTGGCCGCCGCGATTGCTGGGCCGTTGATCGCCAGTCTATTCAATGGCAGCGACGCTCTCGCTGAGTTTCGTGATGAGATTGAGGAGTCCATTGATAAGTTTGATGAGCTGACCGCGCGTGAGCAGCAAATCTTCATCCGGGATACTGAACAGCGCATTGCCAGCCAGCGCGAGGAGATGGGCAAGCTAGAGGCTCAGATCACAGAGGCCGAGGAGGCAGTGCGTCGCTTTTCTTTGCAAGGCCGTTCAATTGCAGCTGCCAGAGAACGCGAGCGCATTGATGAGCTCGCCATTGAATTTGGCGAATTGGAGCGGGAAGTAACAGCCAGCGAGGAAGCGCTCGAATCTGCACGCGAGTCTCTTACCGGCACAGCTGATGACACCGAGGCAGCATCTTCAGCTGCGCAAAGGTTCGTAGAGCGATTACAGGAGCAAGCCGAGACGATCGGCATGACTCGCACGGAGACGTTGCTCTACAAAGCGGCCCAGTTAGAGCTCAACGAAGCACAAATGGAGCAGGTGCGCATTGCTGCTGAACGTCTTGAGCAATACGACCAAGAACGGCAGGCGCTCGAACAAAGGATGGCTGCCGAGGAGCGTGCCTGGGAAGAAATGAAGCGGCTGCGTGACCAGCAGCAAGAAATGGAGCGCGAGCAAAAAGAAAAGCGGCTTGCCACGGAACGTGCCGAAAGAGAGCAGCAAGCTCAAGAACGCGAAAAAGCAAATCAAAAACGCATAGAAGATGAGCGATTCTTGAATGAGACATTGCTTGGCTTTGAGGATCAGCTTCTAAAAGGCAAGTCAGAAAAACAGAAGGCTGGCTATCGGACGCTTGTGAACATCATGAACGCCGAAAAACGTGAGCGCGCCCAGAATATCGTATCCAAGTCGTTCGGCGTTGCTATGGACGCCTATGGCGCTCTGGCACCGATTCCGATTGTCGGCCCGGCTTTGGGCGCAGCTGCGGCCGCTACGGTCATTGCTGCTGGCGTGAGCTTCGCGGCCCAGTCCCTGCAAGGCCGAGCACTTGGCGGACAGGTGCGTGCTGGAGAATCCTATGTGGTCGGCGAGCGCGGGCCTGAGGTTCTTACGATGGGCACCAACACCGGGCGCATTATTCCCAACGAGGCAATGCGTGGCGGTGACGGGGAAACGGTTAACCGAACGACTAACGTCACGTTCCAGATTTCCACAGTCGATGCCCGTGGTTTCGATCAGCTATTGCAGTCACGCCGTGGGCAGATCATAAGCATGATTAACTCGGCATCCAATGACCGAGGGAGGCGGGCAGTCGTATGAGCGGCACCTATCCATCAACGCCTGAGTTCCAGGCGATTAACGTATCGTCACGGCACAATAACGTCTTTTCGGAGACTGTATCCGGGCGCGTTCAGGTCAGGACGTACGGCGGCCAGCGGTGGTCGTTCACTGCGCAGTACAACCCTATGACACGCGCTGAGTTTCAGCCCGTGTTCGCGTTTGTGACAAGCCAACAGGGACGGCTTGGATCATTTGGCATCGTGCCGCCGGTAGTCGGATCAACGTCAGGCACCGCAACTGGCACGGCGCTGGTAAATGGCGCGACGGCAGCTGGATCGACTACGGTGCCGGTTGACGGATTTACAGGAACGATTAAGGCCGGTGATTTCATCAAGTTCTCGCATGGCAAGGTCTACATGGTGACGGCTGACCGTGACGGGCCGGGTGATATCAGCATCGAGCCTGCGCTGGTGCAAGGCGTCTCTGATGACGAAGAAATGGTCTACAACAATGTCACTTTCACCATGCGGCTTGCCAATGACGTGCAGGAGTATTCGCTGAGCGCCAACGAATACTATGAGTATCAGATCGACATGATCGAGGTGATCTGATGCCTCGCACAATCAACGCCGCCACAATCAGCGCCCTGCAATCCTATGAAATCAGGATGTGCCACTTGGTGCAGATTGACTTCGATAACGTAGTTCGCATGACCGACAACTTTCACGCCATTGCCTCAGGTGGCGAAAATTTCTTGCCAGCTGGCCATCTTTTGAGCATCCAAGACGTACAAGAAACAGAGGAATTGCGCGTTGGATCGCTGAAAATAAGTCTGTCATCGGTTGACCAAGCGTTCGTTTCAATCTTTCTCAACATTGACTATTTGAATCGTAGGGTGAGAATCTGGAACGCCATCCTTAATGCTTCTGGGCAGATTGTTGGCCAAGCCATCCCGACATTTGACGGCGAGATCACAGGATACGGAATAACGGAAAGCCGCAACTCCTCGACGATATCCGTGTCATGCGCTAGTCATTGGGCAGACTTTGAACGCAAGGCGGGGAGGCTGACCAATAACAACTCTCAGCAATACTTTTTTCCTAACGACACTGGATTCCGTTTTGCAGCAGAGTCAGTAAAGGACATCAAATGGGGCAAAGCGTAATGCCAACCCATGACCAGCTGGATTACATGCTGCGCTCGGGGGACAAGTATATAGATGGCACCAATTACATCGAGAACGATCACGGCTTTGCTTCATGGATTGCCAAGCAGGACTGCATCCATGTGATTCAAGTCTATGGAGACGGGAAGTATTGGGATGAGTTTTTCCGTGACCTTGCCAAACAGCATGGCGTGGACTCCTATTTGTTTTACACTCGCAGAAACCCAAAAGCTTTTGCGCGCAAGTTCGGTGCTAAGATCGTGCAAACGATTATGCAGGTCGAGGTGGGCTAAATGAGTAGTGCATTCGATTCAATAGGCGATGCTTTTAGCAGTGCCGCAGATGCTGTAACAGGCGCGGTCGACAGCGTCGTTGATTTTGCTGGCGACGTTATTGATACGGCCGTAGACGTTGTTGGCGAAGTCGTCTCATGGGTTGTTGATATTCCTGAAGTTCCAGACGTAGGCACTCAGGCGCGCAACCTGCTAGTCAACCAGCAATCCAACATTGCACCCCTGCCTGTGATTTATGGCGAGCGCCGAGTTGGTGGCGTTCGAGTTTTTACTGAGACATCAGGCAGCAACAACAAGTTTTTGTATCTTTGCATTGCGCTATGCGAAGGCGAAGTTGAGTCCATCACGGATTTGAACATTGATGACCAGCCTCTTTCTGGCTCCAAATATGAGCCGTATGTGACCTTTGAGGTGAAAACCGGAACCGACAATCAGACGGCCTCAGATATCCTGCTGCAAGCGCCTTCATGGACTAGCAATGATCGGCTGCGTGGTGTTGCGTATATTGCGGTGAAGCTGGAGTTTAACCAAGATGTGTTCAGCTCTTTGCCGAGCATCAACGCCCTTGTAAAAGGCAAGAAGGTGTTTGATCCGCGCACCAGCACAACCGGTTATTCAACCAACCCGGCCTTAGCGCTTCGGGATTATCTGACCGACACTCGCTACGGAAAAGGGCTTGCGTCTACTTTAATTGACGACACGGCATTCAGCGCCGCAGCAGACTCATGTGAGGAGCAAGTCGAGACCGTTGAAGGCAGCGGGCAGTTTGTCAACAAGTTTGATATCAACGGAACGGTCAACACCGATCAGACGCTGTTCAATAACGTCTCGCAAATTCTTGGCTCAATGCAGGGCTTGATGCCTTATCAGAATGGCCAATATCGCCTGATTATTGAGGACGACTACGACAGCACCTTTGCGTTTACGGTTGATAACATTGTTGAGGGGATCAACTTTTCCGGACCTAACAAAAAAAAGCGTTTCAACCGAGTGGTGGCGAAGTTCGTAAACCCAGACAGCAACTGGCAGGCCGACTCGGTTACATGGCCTGATGCCGACTCTCAGGATTCTGCGAACTTCCTTGCAGAGGATAACGGCGTCGTACTGGAATCGCAGATTGATCTGCCAAGCGTCACCAATTTTTACCAGGCCCGGAACATTGCCAAAACGCTTTGCTTGTCGTCACGTCGCAATGGCATCTCTATCGATTTCACTGCTACCTCAGAAGCCATGCAGTGCGCCGTGGGCGACGTTGTAACCATTACGCACCCAACCCCCGGATGGGATGGTAAAGAGTTCCGTGTCACGCGCATGAGCATTAACTTCGACGGCACGGTAAACATTTCGGCGCGGGAGCATACGGCTTCTGTTTACCCGTGGGTTAACGATGCAGAGGAACCGGCTTCAGCGCAGTCAAACCTGCCTGATCCGCTCACCGTTGCCGCGCCTTCCGTTCGGGTCAGTGACGAACTGCAATCATTCAATGAGGAAGCCATCACCGTGTTGCTGGTGGACTTGGGTACTGGCGATTCTTTTGTTGAGCGGTTCGAGGTTCAGGCGCGCAAGGCTGGCACGACGGAATTTATTAACCTCGGCCAAGCCGGTGGCGATCGGTTTGAGCTGGTCAATGTCGAGGATGATGCGACGTACACCGTGCGTGCTCGGGCAATCAATTCCCTCGGCGTCCGCTCGGCTTTCACTACTGTTCAGCATCAGGTTGTCGGCAAGACTGCGCCGCCTTCGGATGTCACTGGCCTGACCGGAAACTTGATCGGCAACCAATACCTGCTGACATGGAATGCGGTGCCTGATCTTGATCTGTCGCACTACCGCATCCGGTTTGCCAGCGATGACGACGGCAACGAATACCAAAACGCTGTCAGCTTGGTGCCGAAGGTCGCTCGACCGGCCACGTCTGTGCTGGTGCCAGCGCGGAACGGCACCTATTTCGTGAAGGCTATTGATAAGCTGGGTTTGGCTTCAACTAACCCAGCAACGATTCGGCTGCAATCAAATATCGAGGCCATCGAAAACCAGAACGTCGTCCAGACAATCCAAGAGCATCCTGACTTCCCAGGCACTTTCGATGACGTGGTCGAGATTGATGAAGATGATCGACTTGTACTAGATACTTCTATTAATTTTGATAGCGTGGCAGGCGACTTCGACGATGCGACCGGGCTGTTTGATGCAGGTGAGGGCAACATTGACGCCGAGGGCTTCTATTACTTCGGCAACACGACGGACTTTGGGCAGGTTTTCCTTGCTCGATTGACGGCGACCATCAAGATCCCAATGCGTTTGATGACGTAGACGTCGAACTGCAAGTGCGAACCACAGAGGACGATCCAGCTGGCACACCAACATGGTCTGAGTGGCAGCCGTTTGTGGTTGGTGACTATCGTGCTCGCGCTATTGAGTATCGGGCACGGCTAACAACTAATGACGACCAGGCGACTCCCGCCGTGTCTGAGCTGAGCGTGGAAGTGGACATGCCGGATCGCGTGGAACGTGAGTCTGATATCGTTTCAGGCGCTGGGCCGAAAACAGTCACTTTCCCGACCGCATTTAAGGAAACTCCATCCATCGGCATTGGGGCACAGGACTTGCAGACCGGTGATTTTTACGAAATTACCAGCAAGTCACGCACTGGGTTTACAATTACATTCAAGAATTCAAGCGGAACGGCGGTCAGTCGGAGCTTTGATTATACCGCAGTCGGTTTTGGCAAAGAGGTAACAGCATGAGTCAACATGATTTCTCCATCGCGAACCAAGGCTTCCCGTCTTTTCGCGCAGACCTAAATAGCGGCCTTGAGGCACTCGCAAC